ATACTAATTTTGATATATTTCTATTAGCTGTGTTAGACGAATTTCTTCCTCAATTACCATTTTCTTATTACAAAGCTGAAACAATAGCTTATATTATAAAAACATACTTAAATGGCAAAACGATTGATTTTACTGAACTAAAACCAGATTATATACTTACCTCAAAAAAGGAACATGAATTACATTCAATGTTTGGAGGTTTTTCTTTTAAAACAAAATCCCAAAATAATACACCTTCATTTGTCAAAAATTTAAAAAATTGGTTAAACGACCCATCTTCACAACCAGAAATAGAAGAATGGTATCAAAATAATAAAGATAAATTTAAATAAAAATAAAAAAGCCACCATGATTTAAAATCACAGTGGCTTTAATCTTATTTAGTATTCTCTATTGATTCTAATGGAACAATAACCAGTTTTTTACCTAATGGTGTAAGTAATTTTACGAGTGTATCTGTATTAGGACTGGATTTACCTTTTTCAATACGAGCAATAACAGGCTGTTTTACTCCGCTAAGCTCTTCCAGCTTTTTTGACTTATTCCTTGTTCCTCTTAGTTATAATTTAATAGATATAATTACTGAAAGGTCATGATATTTATGAAAAAACGTAAAGATGGGAGATATCAATCTTCTATTACTATAACTGACCCACTAACCAATGAAAAAAAACGTATATATGTATATGGATATACTGAAAGTGAAGTAATAAGAGAATTAAATAGGGTAAAATTGAATAACGGAAAAGAATTATTAATGCCTACGTTTAAAGAATGGAAAAATGAATGGTTAAATATAAAAAGTGAAGAAGTATCTAATTCTACAATAAGTAGTTATAAAGATAGCTTACGATTGCATATATCTCCTATATTAGATAAATATAAGTTAAAAGATATTACACCATCATTGATACGTACAGTATTAAGAAATATTCCTACTCAACGTACAAAAGAATATTGCTATATAATAATAAATGCTATTCTTAATCAGGCTTTACGTGAGGATTTAATAGATAAAAACCCTTGTATAAATGTAAAAAAACCAAAATCTAAACCTAAAGAAGCAAGTATAATAACAAACGAAGAATTTAATATGCTATTAAATTCTGCTAAAAATACACAATTTGAAATTATACTACGATTAGCATTCGATACTGGTATGCGAAGAAGTGAAATCTGTGCCTTACGTTGGGAAGATATAGATTTTAATAAAAATATAATACATGTTCGACATGCTATAAAAATTGACCGATATGCACCTATTGAAACAAGATTTTCTATTGGTGAACCTAAAACAGACTATGGTATTAGAGATATCGCTCTTACAGGTATTTTAAAACTTAATTTACAAAAACATCAAATACGACAAAAAGAATTTTTTAAAAATAAAAATCGTATATTATCATTAAAAGATTTTGTATTTATGTCGCAACATCATTCACGTTTAGGAAATTTTATTCAACCGGATAATATAACACATGAGTTTGTAAAACTAAAACGTAAAGCAGGTATAAAAAGCGATATTACATTTAAATCATTTCGACATACATGCTTAACATCTTTAGCAGAAGCTAATATTCCAGCAAAAGCAATTCAAGCTCATGCTGGTCATGCTAATGCCTCATTTACTTTGAATAGATATGTACACAAAACAGAACAAATGACTAAATCTATTGCTGAATATCTTAATGAAAGAAATAAAAAAATGACATCTCAATGACATCACAAATAAAAATTTATATAAAAATATTTCATATTATATAAAGATATTTTATATAAAAAATGACATCAGTATATAACATATTGATGTCATTGACTTTAATATACCTAAAAAATAACTATATTTTAACTCTTAATCAGCAGGTTCCGGGTTCGAGTCCCGGGTGGGTCACCATATGATTTAACATGCGAACATTTAGCATTTGTTAAAAATAAATTAGTTCTATTTTTCTATATACCTAAATTTTAAAATTAAAGCAGCTATCCATGATAGTTGCTTTTTTGTTTTTTATTGCTTAATAAAATTTTTATTTACCATAAAATTACCAGCTAAAAATAAGCAAAGCTCCTCTAAAGCTTAAAAATTAAACCTTTTTTTAGTCTCCAAAAATTCTATCATCATTAGTAAAAAAATTTAAAATTCTTGTATATTAATACTTTTAATAGTATAATGAAAATCATAAAGATTGACTTTTCTAGCATTTAATTTTAACAAGTATTGTATTTTAATTATGGTTTTGGGAGCAATATGGGGGCAACCAAAATAATTTAACTTTAACAAGTGTTGTATTTGAATTAATAGCTAACCATATGTAAATCAGCGTCGTAATTAAGGTTACGACGTTTTTTATTTATTATTATTTTTTAATCAGACGATTTGTGACATCATATTTTGACATCTTTATAATTAAAAAAAATAAAAGTCGTTGCCTTAGATAAATACTTTATAGCAACGACTTTTTAATAATTATAAACTATTAAAAATTATAGGCTTTTTCAATATTGAAAGAGGTTATTTTCTGAAGATAACCTCTGTTTTAAGAAGACAGTCTGTAATACTTTGGTCGGTAGTGCAGACGGTCTTTTTTATTTACATTTTATTATTTTTTATAAATTCTTCAGCTAATTTTGGATTTTTCCTTACTATTTTCATAAACTCTTTTATAAGAATATACTCCTCATCATAAGCTCTTATATTTCTTCCTGGTCGTGCTGTACTAACTTCTTTTGTTGTTCCCACTGGTCTTCCAGCACCTTCACGCTTTCCACCTCTACCCATATTTACCTCCTAAATCTAATAAACCAATATGAAATAATTACTCCCATGCTTACACCATTAAGCCAATTAATAAAATCTAAGTCTTTAAACTTCAAAATAAAATTAATTAAAACTATTATGGTAAATAATATCATTGTTTTCATCGGTTATACATGATAGAATAATCGTAGTGGAGCGGATAACCGCTCCTTCTACGGCTCTGCTTTATCGTTTACGCTTGCGAGGCTTTCTACGATTTTGCGGGGCTTTTTTATTTGCTTTTCTTTTTAACCACCTACCTATCTTTATTAATGTTTCACCAATAACTATAAGATAAGTAGATACTTCAAGAAAATCTTTTACATCATTATCTATCATGTAAACACCTCCTTTCTATATTTTTATTATACTATATTTTGATTATTTTGTAAAGCTAATTTATCAATAAAAAATAAAAAAAGCCCCTATTACCTAGATTTTTTCTAAGCAATAGGGGCTTTTAGCAATAAAAGAAAATGTTATTTAATTATAACTCTTTTATTAAATTTTATCTATAATTTTATTTACTTCTGCGATACCTTTACCATCTAGCTTATCTACTATTCCAAGATAAGCCACATTTCTAGCTACTACAGAAGTACTAGTAGTTGTAATTATTTGTTTTTGTAATTTGTCCTTAAGCTTTCGTTTTTCATCCTCAAGTTTGGACCTGATAAAAATTTTTGCAAATTCTTTTAATATATTCATACAATCTCCTTATCAAAATAATTTTTCTGCGTCAGTAATTCCACGAGAAATGGCATTAGCAAATTCTTCTATTCTATACATAAGTTTATAAGCATCTTCTTGATTTGAAATAAATGCTGTCTCTACCAATACCGCAGGCATAGTTGTTTCTCTTAATACACATAAATCTGGTCTTGCTTTTATACCTCTATCTACCATATTAAGAGAATTAACAATCTGTTTTTGAATACATTTTGCTAAAATATTAGCTTTTCCATCATCTAATGCATAAACTAATGTTTCTGTTCCTTTTGCACTAGCATTAACTGCACTATTGCAATGAATAGATACAAAAATATCTGCACCACTATTATTTGCAGTAGCACAGACATTAGGCTTACCCTCTGTTTCTCCATTGAGGTTATCAGATTGAAGAATTTGACACGGATAGCCGATTACTTCCATTGTCTTTTTTACTTTCTCTCCAATAGCTAAAGCAATATCTACTTCTCTAATTCCATTCGCACATGCTCCTGGGTCTAAATCCATATCATGTCCAGGGTTGATAAAAATTCGTAACAATTAAATACACTCCTTTTATTAAACTGGTCGAATTCGACTAGTTTGCTAAATTTAACTAAAAATAAACTAAATTTTAGCTTAAATCTACCAATAATCTACCAATTACCTTCTAATTAAGTCCTTTAACTGTGCGGTTTGTAGGTTTTTATCTTCTAATTACTGTCCAATTATCTACCGATTAGCAACCGATTATTTACCAATTAACTATAAGATAACGTTAATCTATATTACATAAATTAACCGCGTCGAAATCGACACTATTCACCTAGCAAATGTGCTAGGTTTTATAAAAATAGCTGTTATGCAATATGTTATGCATACACATTACAAAAAGTGCCTATTTTGTAATATCTTTATTATTAACTCGCACTAGTCCACCTAAATATCCAAGAAGTCCAGCACTTATTGTTGTGGATAGTTCTGCATTACCATAAAAAATAGCCGTTATAAGAGCTATTACAAGCCCGATAACGACTACTAAATTTACTATATCTAGTTTTTCATATTGCATTTTAATCCTCCTTACGTTGAGGTAACTGAATTGTTTTGTTATACAATCCTGTAATTGCCCCATTACCTCCTAATGCTTTGTAAGTATTGTACATATCAGTTAAATTTTCTAATGCCCAAATTGGTAAGAAGCCTTCTTTTTCTGCGTTGTGCAAATATTTATTATCTCCACTCGCAAAAGCCCTCTTATTGCACAATCCCTATTTTTTTCTTTGCACATATAATCCCTGTATAGATTATAAGCAAATTTTAAAATTCCTCCCTGTACTATTAAAGTAAATAATGTTAACCAATCGTTGTAAATTATATCCATTTATTCACCTTCTTAAAATTTTGATAAACTCCTATATTAAGGAGTGATTTATTTGAAAAATAAAAGATTAAAATTACCTAATGGTTTTGGTAGTATTACCAAAAAAAGTGGTCGACGTAGACGTCCTTATGAAATAAGAAAATTCATTGATGGACGTCAAAAAGTTATAGGTTATGAAACAACCTATGAAAGTGCGTTAGCTTTTTTATGTGAATATAATAAAAATCCCTTACTTTTTTCTCCATCTGAAATTACTTTTGATGAACTATTCTGCTTGGTAAAAGCTTATTTATATCCACGTATTAAAGAACGTACACAATCTAGCTATAATTGTGCTTATAAACATCTAAATCGTTTATACGATAAACAGTTTGCTAAAATTCGTATTGGTGATTTACAATCTGCAATTCGAGATATTCACGACAGTGGTGCTGGATATAGTACCCAAAAGAAAGCAAGACAGGTGTTACACCACATGTATACCTACGCAGTGAAGTATGAGATAATTCCACCAGAAAAAGATATTAGTCGGTATATTGATATAGACAAAGATAAAAAAGTCTATAAAAAAACCATATTCAATACCCGACAGATTTATAAACTTTTCCGAGCCACCGATGAACACCGATATGCCAAAATGATACTAATGCACATGATGTTAGGTACTCGTCCTAGTGAATTTTTAGCAATAGAAAAAACTGATGTAAAGCTTAGACAACGTTACCTAATAATAAGAGAAAGTAAGACAGAAGCTGGCAGAAATAGAATTATTCCATTGCATAAACAAACATTACCTTTTTGGATAGAATTTTTAGCAGAAAACAATAAATATATTGCTACAGATAATAACGGCATACATCTCAATTATAGCCGTTTTCGTACTCGCTTCGATAAAACCCTTATAGAGTTAAAAATAAAGCGCCATACACCACATGAATGCAGACACACACTTGCGAGCTTATTAAATAACGCAGACGCTAATCCAACCGCAATAAAAAGAATACTGGGACACGCCAGCAGTAATATAACAGAAAAACACTATACATACACATAAGGACCTGCACCAACTAAAAAAAGCAATGGATTTAATAGTGTTTAAATATTAAAATTTGGCACTAATACGGCGTTAATATTAATCTATATAAATTGCTATGTTCCTTTATTTTCTAAGGTGGAACACGGCACAAATACGGTAATATAATTTTTTGCATAATAAAAGCACCTCTTAACCCTTGTTATTATTAGGATTATCGGTGCTTTTTGCTTTTTCTGCTAATTCTTTTTTCTCTGTTTCAATAATCAATTTGCGTTTATAATCTGGACATTTTAAATTAGTGCAAAAGCCTTCTGTATCAAGTTTTCTTCCGCAAAATGTGCAAAATTTAAGCATTTGTCAATTCCTCCAGTTTTGTTGCATATTCATCTAATGTATTTTGTCTTTCCTGTTGCAATTCAGCAACATATTCAGTGTCATTATTATTTTTTGCAATTTGAATTGCCTCATCAATCGCCTTAATATTATTTTCATATTCTGCCTTAAGTGCGTTTACTCGTTCCTCTAATGTAATTACCCTAGCAGGTGCAGAAATAGGTTTTCCAGTAATACTATCCCTTATATATCCTGTATCATTATCACCATCGCCACAATTACCAGTATAGTAATTCCAATCTTCATCAGATACTTCAATATATCCTTCATTTTTCAATTTTTCTACACCTCCCCAATCATCAGCTAAAATCAAAGGAACAGCAGATATTTTTTTACCTTCTTCATCAAATTTTATTAAATACATAAAATAAACCTTTCTTCTATAAATCTTCATTTTTTACATCAGATATATTTATAAACTCATTTTTTCAACTCCTTTAAACAATGGGGAAAAGGGCATGATACTCAAACTATAATTTTTCCTATAGCGTTTACCCAGCAAGCTTTTTGTTGTATAGTAACTCCTATTGGAGGTGGACAAGGTTCAGATAGAGTATATAGTTTAAGTGTAAAAAGTTTTCAAATTCTTTGTGGTACTAATAATGATGGTTTATGGTTAGCATTAGGTATTTAATATAAAATATTATTTTATTTACCTATTGCAATATAATTTACTGGAACAGTGCCATCATTGGAATATATTCTAACTTGAGTTTTATTCCAATCACAAGCTCCAGCTGAGTTTCCATCTACCGCTCCCCAACCATTATCTTTGCGGTTTGTAACTACTTGATAACATATATCAGGAAAAGAAATAGGGAAGTTATACCACGGAGGGTTAGAACCATCTATTCCATTGGCACTTCCCCATTGTTTATTTACCTATTGCAAATCATAATACACCTTCTCTATTTGCGTCAAAACCAGAGAAATACGTAAAATTTGTAGTAGTATAACTTTGAATACAATTACCACCATTACCACCGCTATAAGAACTATCACCTTTTCCTTTATCTATAGCTGTAACTATATAAAGAGTATTAGTAAAAACAATTGGAAATGAAACAGTATATGTTTTATCACTAAAACTATTTTGATTAAAATATCCCCATTGTAGAATTAGACCATTGCTAAATTTAACCCAGCCGTTTTGTGTTAAACTGCCTCCAACAATGCCACCGAGTGTACCGTCGGTTTTGAATTGATTAATGAGGTTTCGGACAAAGGCGGTATTGGCAATTTTGGTACTGTTGTCCGAAGTACCTTGCGTCGGTGCGGTTGGGCTTCCCGTTAATGCCGGGCTTGCTTTTGGTGCTAATGTAGACAGGTCTATACTGCACTGAGACAATGTGCCACCGTTCATGTAAATCGGTCTATTGGCATTGCCGACAGTGCTTCCACTTGCTACCGGTGAACCTGCATTTAAATAAATAGGTTTTACGCCACTACCCACGGTTCCCGTTCCCAATTTGCTTGCTGTAGTGGCGTTGGAGATTGTTCCGCCCGTATGTGCCAAAGTCCTCCACGCACTCCATTTATCAATACTACTGTCTCTGGCATTTCTATAATACATATTAGCAGGCGTAGCATCACCGCCGCTCCATTCCGTCACAATTTGTATTGCGCCAGCTCCTCTAATAGATAGACAATTACCATAAGCACACGGGAAACCATTATTATAAACTTTACTCCATGTCATGCCGACAGGTAATGCGCTGGCAAGTGTATTTCCTGTTATGGCTTTTTCCGTAACTATATTTGCATTTGTAGCATTAGCAACGTTATTTACAGTTACACTGCTTGTACTTCCATTTCCTTTTGTAACTGTTAATGTTGCATTGCTTCCCGTAACCCCTTTTACATATGTTGTATCTATCTGTTGCCCACGGCTGTCCTGCGTGGCTTTGGTGGCACTTGCCGCGCTGGACGCAGAAGGGACTGCTTTCCATGTTCCATCTCCCGCTAAAAAGTGGCTTGCATTGCCATCTCTTTTCGGTGCAAGTCCGTTTGCACTAGTAGATACGACAGCGGTACTTGCTTTGCCATTCCATGTATTTTTTTCAGTATCCGTTACAAATCTATGCGTCGCGTCCTGAGTAATCATGGTGGCAGGATGCGAACTAGGGTGTATATAATTGTTTGCTCCTGTTGCTATGCCGTCCAGCTTTTTCTTCAACTCCGGTGTCATGTAGCCCTTTAAACTGTCCGTAACTACTCGCCAGTCCTGTTCATTTACCACGTTTTGCAGGGTATCATGCCACTGCTTAAGCAGTTTTTCATTGGATAGGAGCGCACTAAGGATTAAGTTCATGCCGGTGTACAACACTTTATCTTTTGCGATAATCTGTGGAATTTCTAAAAACCAGTCATGACCGTTTTCTAATGCTCCAGGGCGTTTATAACCGTCTATTTCTGTCGGGAACTCAAGCCCGAACTCTGTTTTTAATTCTTCAGCGTTCAAATTATCACCTCATTTAAAATTCTACTGTCCAGCGGAATACTGCGCCGCTTTCCGCGTCTATACCTTTGCTTGTCAGAAGCCTCATCTTTGCGGCGGTATGGTCTTCTTCGTCAATCAAGGCAACCTCATTAATAGCTCCCGTATAATCTCCAGCTTCGATTTCAGCTTCAAATTGTACGCTTGTTTCTACAGGATAGGTTACAGAAGTAATATCTTTGGTCAAAACAACGTTATTCAAGTTACCGTTATCAGAAGGTGGCGCCGGATTGCCCTGGTCATCCGTTTCACCGGCAATGCCAAATGCCATTTTTGCTATTTTTGCAATAGCACCTGTCGTCCCGATTGCCTGTGCAAATGCCGCTCTGTAATCGGTTGTAGTTTTTTTATTGGATTGTAAAAAAGTATCCTGATTAAATTCTGCCAGCGGCACTGCTTCGCCGTTTACTGCCAGTGTCTGTTTCGGATTAATGTTCTGTGTATTACTCATAGTCTTTCAAACGTTCCTTTCTTCATAACTCCGTTTTTATCTGTGCTGTAACAGGTGCATAGGTTTTCCATATGCGTGTTTTGCATGGTGTAGCTGCCTTCCCATGCGTGGCTGCCGTCCCAACAAAAAGAGCCGTCCCATAGGTTTTTTGCGTTCCCTGTGGTTCGGCTCTGCATAGCATTAATTTTACCTGTATTTAATGCCCTGTGTTCAATGTTTTGTTTTAAGTCTATATCTACATAATAAATACTGCCTGCTTTATGGCTTGTTAAAAGTCTGTGCTTAGATGTTATTTTATACGTTATATCTGCGCTTTGTCCTGTCTTAAAGGTCTGTGCAGAATTAACTTTAGTTAAAATGTCTATAATATGGGACTGCCTTTCTTTGTATTTTGCATCCGGTTTTATGCCACTCCAGTCGATACTGCCGTCCCAGCACCATACGCCGTCCCAGTACGTATTTTCCGCCGTGCCCAAATTCCAGAAATTATGGTTGGCATTAATGTACTGGATAATACTTGCTCTATGGCTTGTTAAAATCTGACTTATAATCCTGATTACTATAGCAAAACCCAAATGCGCTGGTTTATATGTATTTACGGCGTCTAATAACTCCTTCCATTTTATTTCATCATCACCGCTGACACATAATTCAAACCAGTATTCAGGATTATACTGAATTATATAGCCGGATTTATTTTCACAAAATATATTTATTAAATTGTTCATGAACGTTTCAGATACGGTATTTGCACCTTGCAGTTTCAAGAGTATCTGTATACGTCTGTCTTCTATGCCGGCATTTTCTTTTACGGATATCCCAAGAACTCTTTCCCAGTCAGAAAGGCCCCATGTTGCCGTTTCAACAAAAAGCTGATTTTTTACATCCAATACAGCAAGTCTCAACTTTTCATGCTCATCATCGCTGATTAACTCTGTGTTTTTAAAGTCATCATCAATCGGCAGAAATTTCGGCAGATGCTTCAATGTTTTTACAGGTGTTCGTCTAAGTAGAAATAACATTAAAATCCACCTCATTTTCTAAAATTGGCAACTGTTCTTCAGTGAGAGGTATGTTTTTTGCCTCACCGTTTAAAGTCAGACTGTCATAGTCAATAACGCCACTGCACTCTAAAAGTGTTTTGCCGATATGAGCAACGGATACGTAACCACGATTAAAGCCTATTTCTTTAAAATACGTATCAACCTTTTCTTTGAATTCATCCTTATTTACGCTGCCGTAAATATTGGCTGCTATTTTTACATTCACGGCAGTTGCTGATACTACGGTTAAATCTGCGCCGATCGGTTTTTCTTCTTCAAGGTAGGCACGGACTTTATTTAGCAGTGTTTCATCAGCAACGTTCAGATTTGCGTCAATTATAACCACCTTGACTGTACCGTTGCCATTCCAAAGAGGAATACATCTTGCACCACCTACGCCTTCAATCTCGCGTGCCCAAAGTTCATAATTATTTTTATTGCCGCTTGTCGCTGGATTTCTGACTTTAAACAAATACCTGTCGAGTAATTCAGCATCCGTTTCTTCGTCATAACCGCCCATTGTCGGTTCGGAATTTATCACACTGTTTATACCGGGAATAGACATGGAAATAACATTTATAGTTTCAGCATTTACATTGCCGATAACTCCGGCAGTTACAGCTTCAATATTTATTTGCCCGTTTTCTTTTATTTCCGTGTTTTCGATAGCTACAAACTGGATGCCGCTTTCCGTTGCAAAAGTAGCACCTGCGTAAATCGTGCCGGTGCCCTTTACAGTCAAAACACCTATAGCTTTGGTGGCTTCCTTTCGGATAACACCGTATTGTTTAGCTATCATGGTCAGATATTCGCCGTATGAAGTATCTGCAAAAGCAACTTTGTTTAGTTCCTCAAGTTCAACCTCGACTTTGGCAAATTCGATCGAGTTGCTGGCAAGTGCGTCATACTGGAACGTTCCTTCGAACAATCCTGTTTTTGCTTTGGAACTATTAATCATTTCCTGCAATATGTCTTTTTGTTCTCTTGCCTTATACATTAATCACCAGCTCCCCGTAAACCGTAGTTAAATCAATTTCACAATCAATATTTGTCTTGTCGCGCGTTATATTAATAGAATTAATAGACTTTATATACGGATTTACCATTAAACATTCAATTATGGCTCGTTTAAATTCGGAAATCCGCTCGCCGACCGTCATGACTTTGCCGATAAACTTTTTAAGCTCGATACCGTACTGCCAGCTATACGCCGTGTATCTGAAACGTTCGGTCTTTAACGCCTTATAAATCCAGACTTTTATAGCTTCATTTCCTTCAACTAACACGTGATTACCGGCATTATCATAGATGAACTTGTCCGTGTCGAAATTCCATGCGTATTCTTTATATAGCGGTAAATCTTCTTCTGCAGTAACCGTATTTGTGCCGGTAAACGGGAATTCATCACTCAAGTTTTACCACCTCTTCGTTTATGATATAAAGTTGCCCTTCTGCGCCTTCGCACGGCAGGATACTAACCCAATCCCCGGCTTTCAGAGTATCGGTATAAATAAAACTTTCAGTGTAGTCATTATCGATATCGTGATTGTGACTTTCATACGCACTGTCTCCGCTACCGCCCGATTTATTTTGCGTTGCCGAAACTAAATGGCCTCGTGCCGCTCTTTCGTATCCAACAAGAAGGCGTTTTGAAATATAAGCGTTTTCTTTTGTAAGCTCGATGTTATTTGCTTTTATAATAAAATTCGGCGGTGGCTGAACTACAACGCCGATAAAAGCACTGCGTGGAACATGAGACTGTGCAACGCCGTGCATAATATTTACAATTTCCTCAACACTTGCTTCTGCACTGGGTATTTGTTTCATTTATATCACCTACTTTTTCGTTTTTTCTTGTGGGGCTTTTTCCTCATTCATCATGTTTTCAAATTCAAGCTCGATTTTCATCATGTGATTACCATTTTGGAATGTGTGTACATCAGATTTAACCCAAAATTTACCGACGTTTAGGCTGTCTCTTATCTCTATAGAATAAGAAGATTTCACTCGATAGTCTCCGATGAGCGTAAGAGAACCGCTTCTATCAGGTCCTTTTAGCATTGCTTCGACCTCTTTGTTGGTATCTTTGTTCGGGTCAGTTTTATAAACGTCCTGTATCATAGAGTATTTGTTAATCCATTCATCATTACGCTTATACCCCGTCATATTGCCCTGCTGGTCAGTAATCATTATCTGATTGACCATGTTTTCAATACTTTCTTTGTAAGTGCTCTCCGTCATATTGCTTCGGCTGTCGGCAACGTAATTTTCGATTAATGTACCTTTTAAGATGATATCAAGTTGGTCATTGTTCATAATCGGGTGGTATTTTTCGCCTGTTTTTTTACTGGCTTCCGTATAAGCCATCATAATTATCTGATAGCCCGTTTTACGGTCAGCGATGAAACTTACCGGAACGCCCGTTTTAATCAGATTACCAACTTTGACGCCGAGTTCTCTGCATATCGCCGCCGTTATATCTTCAGCCGTTATATTTACAAACTTCTTTGTTGTTTTGGATTTACTAAGAATAAAAAGGTTGTCAAAAGCAGTGATTCGTACATTGGAATTCTGTCTGTTTTTTTCTACATCAAAAACGTTGCCACGAAAGACGATATTATTTTCTTCATCATAGCCGAAAATCGTTTCGCCGTTGTTTATTTCAAGAACCGGAATAAGAGTGTCTCGGTCATCCTGTACATAATCAAATACAAGTTTTCTGGCAACCTGCATGCGGCTGCCACTCCACGTTATCTTTTTTACTAATGTAGATATATCTTTACCTTTGTGAAATATCTTCATTTCAAATTCTTCCTTAAATTCAGTTTCGTTACGTTGTTTATGGCCAGATTTTTTAAATCGTTGGACTGCACGATATTTCGCCAGTGGCTGTAGTCGCCGTATACTTTTTTGGAAGCATCCAAAATATCGTCGGCTTTATCAACCCAGCTTTCGGGATTTTCGGGCTCATCTGTTCGCTGTTTTAGACCTGTAGTTTCATCTATCTGTTTATCATTATTGGCAGACGGTGTATTGAGTTCCTTATATTCAATAAAAGATAATTTGTAATAAATATCTCTTGTCCCATCCTGTTCACGATAGGTGAATTCACGAAGCCCCATCATTAAATTTACAGGGCTGTCAGTTATTATTACCCTTATCGGCTTTTTGGCTTCTTTCCATTTTGTGAGTAATTCCACGCATTCAATCGGAGTTTTAACATCTCCCACGATAAACGGATAATCGTGTTTCGGATGCGGGAAAAAACCGGAAAAACTAAGCCGTTTGAGTTTTGCATTACCAAACAACATAGCTTCGCCGAAATCGAGAATATCTATAGTTTCATTATTTTGTGCTGTTTTTATTTCGTAACTGCGGGGTGTAACAGGAATAGTGAATTTTTCATTGTCTGAACTTAATATTATCTGCCGTTTTGCAGCAGTTTCATTTCCTAGTGCCAAAGATAAAAGATTTACTATGCTATAAGTCTTATTCATAAAACTGTCAAGGCTCATCAGTATGCACCTCCATAGTTTGCATTTACTTGTCGCATAATAGACATTAGACGGTAGGCGATTTCGTCAATATCCTGTTCATTTCGCACTATAAAAGTATTGCCGGTAATTGTTACATTGCCACCGCCCGTATTGGAAGTGTTTTCGGCAAGTTCACGTTGAATAATTCGTTCTGTGGTCTGTGCCGGATATATGCGGCTACCGGTCGGAAGGTCAACAATTTCTCCGCCTTGTTCGTTTATCTCGGTAAGACCGCCTGTCCAATTCATTGTACCTGTAGCGTTTTTCCCTATACCACCATCAACAAAACTGAGTACACTCTGAACAGGAGACGGAGCGGAATTTTTAAGTTCAATGTATTTCTGCCTAATAGGACCGAAAACATTTGTTTCAAACCAGTTGACTACACCTGCCCATGCGCTCTGAATAGTGGTTATAGCACTGTTTATACCAGCGGCAATTCCTGCGCCTGCGCTCTGTGCCAGATTTTCTAAAGGATTATATATATTGCCGGTAAACCAGCTTACGGCTTCACTCCACTTGCTTTGAATATTTTCCCATGCACTTGCGGCAGACTGCCAAATACTGTTCCACATTTCTATATTTGCCTGTGTCTGTATTTGCGTATTTTGCACCTGCATCTGTCCTGCCATATTAGCTGTATCAGTAATTCCGTTCCATATTTCTGTTGTAAAATCTTTAAGCCCTGAAAATACCTGCTTTTGTCCTTCAACCTGTATTTGATTGCTTTCAAGTTGCATTTGTCCGGCAATGTTAACATTGTCAGTGATTTCACCCCAAACACCAGAAACAAAATCTCGAAAACCTGAATACATTTGTTGCTGGCTATTCATTTGCGCCTGAGCGGATTGCAATTGAGCCTGTCCGCTTTGTTCTGCAATATTATTAAATGAAGCACTTGCTCCGTCATACTGCATTTGCGATATATTCATATTTGTTGCGGCCGACATATTTTGAGCCTGTCCCCACGAACTGTCATTAATACGTTTTATAATATTATCATCTGCGGAAAAATCAAAAAGTCTTGAAATGCTGTCAGCAAACTGGCTACCCAAAATACTGCCGCCGATACCGCCGATAGCACCGCCGATAATTGCACCGGCTCCCGTACCGATACCAGGAAGTACAGAGCCGACCGCCGCACCTGTCACACCGCCGATTTTAGCACCTGCCCAGCCACCGGCAACACCGCCTCCAGCGCGAGCAACAGCCGCTCCCTTCTCTCCTTCATCCGCACTGTAGATATCATATGCGGCAAAAGGAATAGTAAGAGCAATATTGGCTTTATTTATACCGCCGCCGTAATTCCAGCCTGTTTTTACTGCGTCTTTTGTTTTGCTCCAAACGGTAGGCTTTGCAGGCGGATTTTTCGGTTTATCCGCAGGCGGCGCACTCGGCTCATTTGGTATTGTCGGTGGCGTTTCACCCGGTTGATTTTTGCCGTTTACGTAAACATTCTGCGCATTTAGAATAATATCTTTTACAGTCTGTCCCGGAAGATTTGTAGGCAGATTATTAGGTACTGAACCCGGCAAATCTTTAGGAATTCCTTTGGCAATATCAATCAGATTTTTAACACTTTGTACGGATTTAGCAACAATATTATAGAATTTCTTTGCTCCGGCAATAAGTCCAATAAACAAACCTGCACCGGCGGCAACTGAACCCATGCCGTCCATCTGTATCATCTTTGAAAATGCGTCTCTGAATGGTTTTGTCAAAAAGTCAAATGTTCCCCAAAATGTAAAACCATTTTCAAATAATTTGTTAGCATCTAAAACAAGTTCAGTGATTTCCTTAACAAGACTTCTTAGCCCACCTGTTGCCGAGCCTTCCATAAGTGTATCTTGAAAGTTTTCCCATGCACCGCCGAGCTGTTCAATATCACCTTTCAAATTGTCCAGCATTGTTTCAGATTGTTCTTTAGCTGTAACTTTCGTCATTTCATCATACATATCCTTAACGGACTTACTCGTAAATTCACCGAGAACCTGCGCTGCACGAATACCATCAGAACCGAAAGCGTCTTTATAAAGTGAGTTTAACTCCTGCTCTGTAAGCCCTTGCGTGCTTTCGTGCAGAATATCTGCTATTTCACCTAAAGAACGAAGCTGACCTTTTTCATTATAAAATTGATTTTTGCCGTCTTTTAATAAGCCTAGTCTTTCAAACGCCGCTACCGCCGGTTTTGTCGCCGGTTCAATCTGCTGTAACATGGATTTTAAACTTGTACCGGCATCTGAGCCTTTAAGCCCACGGGAAGCCATAAGAGCAAGAGCTGTATTTACTTCATCAAAATCCATTCCGGCTTTTTTTGCTACGATACCGACTGCAGAAAGTGAATATTTCATTTCATGCACACTGGTTGCGGAAGCATTCGCCGCACCGGCTAAAATATTTGCGGCGTGAGTTGCGTCTTTAACGCCGAATGTATTCATTGCCGTACTCATGATTTCCGCTGCTTCCGGTAATGCTAAGTCGCCAGCCGTTGCTAAATTCAATGCAGCTTCACTGGCATCTCCCAGCACATCTTTTAAAGAAATGCCGGCTTTTATAAGTTCTGTCATGCCCTGTGCTACTTCTTTATTGCCAAATGCCGTAGCCTGACCGAGTTCTTTTGCACGTGCTCTTACCTGTACCATAACATCATCGCGGCTCATACCGTCTAAACCTTCTTTTGGCGTAAGCGATTTAATAGCAGATAACTGAGCATCAAAATCCATACTTGTTTTTATGGTATCGTACACACCATAACCGATACCGGCGGCACCTGCCATTTGCATACTTGTCGGCATAAGCATTCCGTTTGTGAACTCATTTAAAGTATTACCCATAGAATTCATCGGGTTGGTATTAGTTTTTACATTCAGTATAGCAGTATATGTTTTGCCCATAATACCAGATATTTCCGATTTAACCTTTAAAATGGTATCAGTAGCACTGTCTTTAGCGTGAATGCCTACAGAATAAGACTTGCCTGCGATACTAACAAGTCCTGATTTTATGGAACTTAAGGGTGATGTTACCATATCCCGGACAGATACGGATACAGAGCTATTTTTTATTCCTCCAAGTGCCGTTTTAGCTTTGTCGGCGTTTTGTGCTAATTCTTTTAAACCTTCACCGGCTCTTGCCGAAGATTTAACAATACCATCCGTAGTTTTAGAGGTAGCCTGCGCCTGACCTTGTAAATCTTTTAGTGCTTTTTTCGACCTAACTATAGTCGCTGTCATGTTGTCTTTTGCTTCCAGCCGTGCTGTAAGTCTTGCATCATCAGCCATTTAACTACCTCCTAACTAGCTTGACACCGGCAAGCTGTGCTTCAAATTCTATTTTCTGAGCTTCAATTTCCTGCTGTTTGCGCATTGCCGTATAAGCAAAAAGTTTATCCAAATAACTCATGTTAAAAAAATATTCTAATGTATGACCTTTGAGAAGCAAAAAAGCGGCTGTTGCCGCTTCCCAGTTCTCATCTATCAGTTTTTTATTTCTTCATGCACCTTGGCTTCAAGACTTTCATATCCAGCACATTTCATAATAGCTGTTGCAATATTACCTATTTCACCGGCTTTAAACAACTTACCGATAATATCCGTCGGCTCTATACAGTTATACGCTTTTTGTAAATCTTTATCTTTTAAATTGGGCTCAACAACATTATCTAAAATCATAAGTTCATTTACGTTATCCAATTTTAAAATATCAGCGACGAAACTTGCGTCCGGCTGTTTTACGGTAATTGTGCCTATAGATGTTTCGATATCATACAAAATTTTTTTATTGCCTTCAATTTTTTCTTTCTGTTCAATAAGTTCTTTTACACTAATAGCCATTTATATAATCTCCTTATTAAAAATAATTATGCACCGATAGTTTCAATGAAAGATGCATCTTCAGGTGTAAATCCTGCCGTAAATTCTTTTTCCACGACTTTGCCTTTTTCAAAACTCATCAAGAGCAAGTCATTAAACCAGACATTATCAATAGAACAGCGTTCTTTCTGTCCATCCACAGCATCCGGGTCATCAATCAAACCGATAAAGGTGCCGCGCGGGTCAAGCCCCTGTTTCCATGCTTCAAGATACTTATTAATATTTCTGTTCACAACGGATTTAATTGTAAAGGAAAGTTCACCGGTTAAAGATACGATTTTACTATCTTTACTGATAGAAATAAATACATCTTCACGGTCGGCGGTTACCTTTGCTTCAAACTTCTGAATTTCAAACAAAAGCTCATTGTCCCACCATACTTTTCCCCAGCTGCCGTTCCAGCGGCGGCGTCCTCTGTATTTTACAGCTTCTGCTTCTCTTCCCATTTATAACTCTCCTTTACATAGTAAAATCAATCGTCAAATCTTCCATAGCGTTAACCGGCGTAATACGGCCTGTTAAATAAACATTGGTTCCCGTATTATATTCGCGAATTTGCTGTACTGTCATTTCAGCGACATCTTCACCTTTCAATATTGCATAATTTTTCTGCTGTTCCTCATCTATATCAACAGTATTTTGCGCCGTAGGACTATTATCCAGTACATTTCCTTTTAAGCCGCTAAAATAAACCATTATAGCCGAAATAAACAGCATTTTATGATTATAATCATTTATCACTTTGCCGACATAATCCGATTTGAACGTATCACGAATATCATCCGTTATCATGTCGATGCATTCAACAATTTTTATGGAACGGAAATCCTGACCCACGTCAGTTGTAAATGTCGTAAGACTGTTGCAGGCACGGGCAATTTTAACGCCGTCGCCGTCACCTTCATCAACGAGTAACAGTTGTCCTTTATCAATTAAGCTGTCAATATCTTCATACGTTTCTACGCTTTCAACTTCAGGCAATTGATAATATGTTGCACTTCTATCCAGACTAAGTCCCGCCAAAATGCCGGCAATACGTGCCGTGTATTCCGTCGCCGTGTAAATAGTATATGGCTTAACCGTATCGTCATTTGCTACAGTACTATCTCCTACAATAGCTTCGCCGATAATTGCCGCAGGTGTTTCAGTGGCATCTTCCACGTAATCGGGATTAGGTACCTTGATATCTCCTGTACAAAAATTAATAATGCCCTTGTCATCAGCTGCCATGTTGGCAAGTACAGCTTTAAATGTTTTATATTTATTACTACGCTGCGTTTTAATCCAGCTGTCCAAATCTTCCTGTTCACTGCCGGAAGCTGTCGGTGCGCAAATATAATTCCATTTAATATTGCTAATCTGTTTAAGTACGTAAGACTGATTTACTGTCGGCTCTGCTACAGTATCATCCGGAATTGTATATACTAAAATACGTAGCGGCGTACCGAGCAGACATTTTTTAATTAAATCGACATTTTTATCCGTAAGTCCTTTATCCGGAATATCTGTGATATCGGAAATTTTATAAGATTTCATAACGTCCGTTGTTTCGTTTTTCAAAATCATGGCCACAATGCCGCGGGCAGAACGGGCAATTGCTGTTGTAGATTTTGTTTTAAAAGTTATAAGTACTTTCGGCATACCGAATATTTCTTTTTCGTTAGCCATTAAAATCATCTCCTATTTTAAATTAAGTTCTAGCGTTTGCATTAAATCATACATAATAGCAGAACTTTCTTTATCGGTTAAACAATCCGCAAAATCAAGATAAAAAACATAATGTAGTATCTCATCGACAAATCGCGTATGACTTTCAAGAATGGTGATATATCTGTCTTTGATATGAAATACAGGTCTAATTAAACCGTCTAAGGTATCAGCCGTATCATACAGAACAGACCTTTTTATTCGGCCGTACTCATCCGGAATTAGAACCAGCATTATATCAATCTGTATGGATTTATCCGTTAAAATTTCATCAACGGTTTTATGCCGCGGCATCATTTCCACATAAAAATAAGGCTCACTCGATTTTTCCACATTATCGAAATGAACCTTATAATTGAATTTAGATTTTAAAAGCGTTGTAAGTCCTTTTTTTATATCAAGTAATTTAATCATTTAAATATATCATCCATAATTATTTTGGCGTCCTCCTCGAAATTATCCCGCAGTTCCTCAACACCCTGATGAAGCATATAAGCACCTTTAACAAATTTTATTTTACCGTTTTCATCTTTTACCCATTCGCCCCTGCGGTTTTTTACGCGGTGTCCATATTCCATATGTGCGGCATATTCCGTATTATTGTAGACTTTAATACTGCCCATATAAGGACGGGTACGCTGCCAGTTATTTTTTAAATTACCGGTATCAACGGGCGTTAAATCTTTAGTGTATTCGATAAGGTTTTCAGCGGATTTTTTCACAAATTCATTGCTCTTTTTAGGTATCTTTTTTATGGCATTATCAAGTTTAGCGATAAAATCATCAATGCCTTCAATTTCAACGCTCATCTTGCCTCATCCTTCCGTTTTACCGTTACTTCCTGATGTGATTTATACTTAAACGATTTTACGACGTTCAATAAAATTTCCTGCTCGTTGCGGGATATTTTCAAAATATCATTCGGCAGAACATCGTATTGCGGCGGAAGAAATAATTTTAAATTCGTAATAACATCTACCTGTCTGTCTGTATTTTTAGCTGTAAAAGGTTTACCGCTTTGATACAACTTGCAGGGAATATTAACATAGATTTCCTGCACTGTATAATCATCTGCTCCTTCGTCATCAACAGCATTAATTTGACGACAAACAGTAACATTATCATGATACATATATTTACTAAGCAGACTGTTTAATTGTGATGGTGTCGGCATGAACCAAACCCCGCAATCTTTCGATATAAATTCAATTTCGGCTTGATACTGTCAAAATCCAGGTCATTTAAAACACCGGAAGAAATCGCCGCCGCCACATTAAATTCAAATTTGGTATCACCGGCTTCAATGCTTTTAAGCTGCGCCGCCCCTTCCGCTGCTGTTTGCTCGTCGTCGATACGCTTATTTATCAAATCCATACAGGTGAAAGTTAAAGCACGTGGAAAATCGTGTCTGTGGCAGTAGTCAAGCACGTCATTTACAAGTTTTTCAACATAAATGCTGAGTACAGCCTCGTCGATTTCCGTATCGCCGCGGATTGTTTTTACTTTGGCTATAATATCCGCCACTGCTTCAGCAGGTGTCATAATATCCCTTCTTTCTAAAATTGGGCATAATAAAAGCACTCACATTTCTGCAAGTACTCAAAATTATCTTTTAAAATATCATTTTTTCCCACATTTCTTTCGGTATCTGTTCTAGCGGCTTATTATTTTCTATTGCTTCTTCAAGCATTCTAATATCCCTATTTGTCTCATCGACATCAAGTTTTGTTGGTTGGTGTATTAAAGGTTCGCTTAAAAGTACACGGTCAAGAGAATTTTCGCCAAATTTTTTTAAATATTTATCATGTGCCTCATCAAATCGCGCCAATGCTTTTGCATATTCCTCACCAAAGGCTTTATATTTTGTCCACATTATAATCCCTCTTTATGCTTTCAATATTAATCCTATAATTAAATACAAAAATTCTATATCATCTTTTATTGTAGCATAAATCGGCTTATATTCGCCATTGATAAGTTCGACTTTTTTCAGTTGCTCCGTTGGTTCAAATACTAATTCTAATCCCACGCTTAATACTTCGGAAGCATCTGGATAGTCCTTACCGATATAAGGAGTTATAAAATCATCTGGCTTAGTTGTTTCATCCTTTTTATATCTTGAATTGAAAAGAATTTCTCTTAACAGTACAGATTTTTCATCCTTGGTACGGTCTTTTAAAAACTCTTTAGATATTCTAAGAGCGTTTTTATTGAAATATTCAACATAATGACCTATTTCATGATAAGGTGTTGTTTTGCGCATTCCATTCATATGAATTGATACATAGCCTGTTTTATAATCTGGAAACTTTGTAGCATAATATTTACCATTAGCCATAACAGCTCCTTCGTTAAAAAATCCTCTATTGGTTATTAGGGTATACAGTTTTTTTCCGCTATCAGTTAAATAATTCACCCAGTCTTTTGGATAATATGAAAATGCTTCACTAAGCTGTTGTTTAGTGATTTTATTACTTCCTTTTGCCCATTGTTCTGGTGAAAGTTTGCCACCCATCTCACGAAAATTGCCAAATGCTTCTTTTAAGGCTTCTTTATCGCCAATTTTATTTTTAATATCAAATTGTTCGCATACCTTTCGTCCGATATTGATAATATCATCTTTTGTACAACTTTTTATATCCGTATTTTTGATTAATTCTTTAAGTGTCGGTTTATTAGCGTTAACTGTCAGCTTTTTGTGTGCTTTTTCCCACTGACTGAATGACATGGATTTTTCAATATAGACTTTGTAGTAATCATCATAATTCATAGCGGCAGGGATGATAATTCGCTTGCCGTCTTTATTTTTCGCCGTTCGTTTGTCGCGACCTGTATCATAATCGGTTAAATTACCTGCAATCGTTGAACGGCAATGCGGATGTAGCGGCGGCATATTAGTGCCGGGCGTTGCACTGTCCACCGGATAAACTTTGCGGTCATGTGCTCTGCATAATGTTGATGTTTTTTTGTCGAGTGTGGCCAGAAATATATAGTATTTCATGTCAGCGTCTTTTATACTGTCCAGTGCCGCCTGATTTTGTACGTAATTCATTTCAGTGCGTACAAGGCGGGTAGCTTCATATTTGCCGACATTCATTCTTTGCTGTACGAGCTTTGCCATTTTATTAATAGATACACCGCGATGAAAGCCGTCCGTAATTTCATTTCTGATGAGTTTTGCCAGTTGGTCCGTATTTTTCCAAATACGCTGACTGTAGTTTTTTCCTGACCATGAATTATTCAGCACTTTGCGAATTTTTTTATCATCAACTTCTGATACAGACGATTTTATACCGATTGTTTTGCCGATATCGAACAGATTTTTATAATAATTGTCCTTATATGCACCGGATAAAAACTTTGTCATGCCATTTTCGCTGTCCGTGCCGAGCCTGTAGAGGTTTTTTAATGTATCGCCATATAATTTATCAAGACGTGAAATACGTTTGCGCATGGCAAGCTTATTTAGTTCCAGCAGTAGTTTATTGTCAACGTTCTTATCTATGGCATCCAGATATTCTTCCAGAGACATTCGCCACTGCTTAAATTCTTTATCCGTTAACAGTTTACTGGCTTCGGTATAAGTAAGATTGTTATCTTTGGCATATCTGCCGTATAAAACAGCAATATCATCAGTAATACGAGAAAGAGCCCGCCTGTAATACTCGGCAAGCTCTTTTTCAATCGTATCTTTGGATTTTTTAATCCATTCCGCTTCTCGTTCTTCAGCACGCTTTTTCCAGTAATCTTCATTATTCATAAGATTACCTTAACCTTAAGCTGCTACAACTTTATGTTTAAATGCTACTATGCGTATTTGTTTCGATTCATAGACGCGTTTCCAGTTTTGCGGGTTGGCCAATTCTTTGCGAGATGGGCTTTCCACATGTTCGCGTACTGCGTTCTGCCATGCAACACCTCTCGGGTGCATAATGAAGCAACGGCGATTGTAAAGCATATTGACGCCCGCGCCAAGATTAGGGTCGCGGTCCGTTTCCGTCTGCACAAATCCTACAGGAGAACCTTCGCCATAGGCAATAGCACCGCGTCCGAATAAGTACGTCGTATAAATATCACCTTCAAACGGACAGCCGTCATCTACGATAACTCTGCGGTCCTGATACGTTTCAAATTCAACAGAGTTACTGTCGCGTTCCGTAGAAATAAGGTTCTGCTGTTTAAGGTAGGATTTTGTCTTAGAGTGCATTACCACGCCAGTAAGCTGGTCCTGTGCATCGCCCAAAAGCTGAAGTGCGTCAATGAATGCCGATGCGGAAATATTTGCATTTTTACCGGCTTTTCCGGAGATATCAAGTACGTGGTCTTTCATAGTGTCTGCACTAAATACGCCTTTTAACAGATTAATAAGTTCCTTTTGATATTCTCTAGCCCAATAAGAAGAAACGAGTTCCGCAATAGCTTTCATTGGGTCGCTTCCTGCAAGTGCCGCCGCTAAATTCGTTGCAGACCATTTTTGCTGGCGCATAATTGTCGTGGATACATCTTTGCTGGATGTGATTTTTTGAAATTCAATTTCTTCACCTTCCACAATATTTTGCGCATCGCCCGTTAAATCTTCAAAAAACGGCATATTGTGTGTGCGCGCCGCTTCGCTTGCAAGTCTGGAAAATTCCGGGCTTGTCGTGATTATCCCGCTTTGAAATAAAGCGGATTTTTCCATTGTGCGATTAATTACGTACGGATTAAAAAGCTCCGGTACGATGATGTCTGCAAGTGTTGTTCCTGCCATTAATTAAAACCTCCAATACTAACGCCTGCTTCCTGTGCCAAAGATTTAGCCAGTGCAGGGTTTTCCTTAAACAATCTTCCCTGTTCCGTCATGTTGAATGTTTCTTTTTTAAACGGATTTACTTTATTTTCGCCGTTTCCGCCAGCTGGTTCATATCCACTGCCTTTTGGTTTTCCATCTTTAAATAAAAAAGGCTTAGATTGCTTCAGAGGGTTAATCTGTTCATCCAAGCCTGCAACTGTGCCGTCATCGGACACAATTAATTTAGTTTTATCAATCAAACCAGCTACGATATCCACATCTTGCGCTGTGCCGCTTAATTTTAGCTTTACTGCGCTGTCAATACGGAGATTTTTCAAATCCGTTTCGTACTTTGTTTTTGCGGATTTGTTATCTTCCTGCAACTGTTTAATCGTAGCTTCAAGTTTTTCCTTATCGCCAGCTGTCTTTTTCAACGTTTCAAGCTGTTTGTCGCGCTCTTTAATCTGCGTTTCCAGATTGGATTTGGCTGTAGCGGCTTCATCAAATTTTGCTTTTTCTACATAATTATCTTTTAAAAAGTTCTTTAAACCTTCAGTAGCTTTTTTCTTAGCTTCACCGTCAAGATTTAACGAAGCAATATATTCTTCAACATTCATTGTTTATCTCCTTTATTCTCCGGCTGTATATGTGCCCGTAATAGATGCCGTACTTTCATCATCTAAATGTGCTGTGCCGGTAATTGCTGTACCGTTAACATTAATCTCGATAGATGTAATTTTTGCACCTGTATCACCTTTAGCACCAGCTGCGCCATCCTTGCCGGCAGGGCCCTGCTCTCCTGTATCGCCTTTTTCGCCCTGCGGACCTTGAGCACCGGTATCACCTTTTTCACCCTTATCGCCTTTTGGTCCTTGTTCGCCAGTGTCGCCTTTATCTCCCTTTTCACCCTTGAGCGAATTTAAGAAGTCCGTTTCCGTTTTATCGGCATTGCCTTCCTGTTCTTTCCAAATATCAAAAGCGGATTTACCGTCTGCACCGTTAGCACCGTCAGCTCCAGCCGGACCCGGTGTCATAGCTCGATTATTGGCATCTTCAATGCCTGCTTCCATATTATTCATCAGAGTTTTTGTAATAAGTTCTCCATCCTGCCAATCATGTTTTGTATACATAGTTTTATTCTTCCTTTCCTGTTATACATTGTCCTATTTTTCCAGTTCCAATAACCGCAAGTCTCGTTTCGGCTGTGTAAATGCGGTTATTTTTTACACAGTCTTGTATAATCCTAATAATCTCATACTCATTTAAATCAGCTACCGCACTAAACGGGAAATCTTGTTTAAATAAATTAAGATATTCCATAATCCATTTATACATCTTCCTCACCTCCCTCATCTGTGTAAATATCCTGTTCAGCTTGTTCTTTCTTCAGTTGCTTTTCTTCTTGCTCTGGGTCATCAACAAGAGGGTGATTTTTTATGATGGTTCGATTGGAAATAATTCCTTTGGATTTACTACAAATATCTACAAGTTCGCTCTCGCTTCGGATAGCATTTCTTGTCCAAGTCTGGATTATATTTTTAATATCCTTACCATGATAACGGCAAATAGCACGAACTAATTCACCAAATCCTAACCTAAATTCTGTTTCCATTAAGCCCGCTTTAAGCTCTAAAAGCGAATATAGAAACTTCATAGCCTCTCCGCTAGTATTATCAAATGATTGCTGTTGAGGGTCCACTCCTTGCCCCATACTAAAAATAGCTTTTCTAGTACTTTCTAATAATTCTTTTCTAGCCTCAACTGGTATCTCAATAGTCAAAGTAGACAATCCACTTGTATCTCCAGTACCTGCACTATCTAATGGTATTGTTTTATAATGTTTTAAATCCTGCAAAAATTTACGTATGCCTTTTTCGCCTTCTTCTCTGATACCGCCATAATTAGTCAAAACAAAAATGACCTGTTGGATATCCTCAAGGTCATTTACAAAACCGCTATAAGTTTTATCATAGCTATCTATTAATTTTTTAACATTATCTAGGTCAGATGTTTGTAGATTGTTATTTGCGAATGGAATAAATGGCACTGTCTCAAGATTGTGTTTATAAATATTACTTTCATTCACAGCTATACCATCTACAAAATCACAGAACATATTATAATCAACTAAATCTTTAGTGATAGTATATTCTTTACCATTACGCTTGCGAAAAGTTTGACACTCTTTATCTGTCCAATACTCGTATATCGTCCAACTAATACCCTCATCATCAAAATCTGTATAATATCGAAGTACAGCCAATAATTTTTTATCCAGTTTTTTAGACCATATAGGAATTACTTGCGTAGATGGTACTACTGCGTAATTAAATCCTGTGTCATTTACCCAATAGTGAAGCCATGCAATACCGCTATTACTAGCATTTACGCATAAATCTTTACATTTTTTAGCATAACTATCCCCTAGGGTATCCATGATTAAACTATTTATATTTTTATCTTTAGTATCAAATATAGGTGGATAAGTAAATAAATAACTAGCCTTTTGGTTTACCAGCAAATTATGAAAACTAAATGCTACACGATTGTCAGCTACTCTTAAGGGGTTTTCTAAATCCTTCTCATCATCTATTTTTTTCTTCAAAATATCATTCTTAGTAGCATAATATCTTTCTGCTACTTGCGATTTTAAAATAAAGTCATCATGCCCTGTTACATAGCTAGATATCAATTTCTTAGCTACATCTAAATTCAATTTAACCCCTCCTTCTTACTGGCATATCATTTATAAAAGCATATCTACAAGCGTCTATAGCGTGATTATTTTTATCTGGATAAGCAGATATAAATTCATCATCTTTATTGCGTTCATACTCATAATTTACAAATTCCTTATAAGTATTTGGACATTTTCTCCTATCTATATAAATATGACTTAGCCCTTGTAGCCATTTCATACCGTAATTAACACTATCTGGACCTTTTTTTGCACCGTAAATGTTAATGCCTAAATTTCTAAGTGTTACAATGCTTTTTGGCTCCGCACTATCTCCCATTATCATATGATGGTCGAATTTATTTAGTATAGGCTTTAATTTTTCAGCAGCCATTTCATTAGTAAGCTTTATTTGATAAATCTCATTAAACAAATATAAATCATTATGCTTTCTATCATATGCACCTTGAATATACGCAAAAGGGTCGACAGCAAAACCAAAATCAATGCCATGCCTTATATTAGTGAACCCATTTATCATTTCTTTAGTGATAACTAATTCTTCTACATTCTCAAACACATTGCCACCAGTACCGACAGCTTTGCCAATAAACTCATGCAAATATTTATTATAGTTTTGTGCTTTACAAGTCTCTGCTTCAATTAAAAATTGCTCTCCTAGCCAATCTTCTGGTATATCTAGATAACATGATGTATGAACTATTTTATCTGTACGAGGATTGGTTGCTTCATAATTTACCCAAGCATTTTTACTTTTTGGCGGATTGAATGAATAAAACACCCAAAACTTATTACCACCACGTAATATGGATTGATTAAGTGTATCTATTTCATTCATACCTGTAAATTCATCCAGTTCTTCGTACCAACAATATGCGAAATATCCTTTACGTAATTTTACAGATTTTGATTTTTTTGGATCATCACATCCGCGAAATACAATGCGTTGCCCTGTTGGCTTATAAATTAACCCCAGTGGCGATATACTTATCTTCCAAAAACTATCAACACCTAATTTATCTATTGCCCATATAAGTTGTTCATAAACACTATCCTTTAAATAATAGCCAACTTTTCTAAAAACAATTGCATTATAATCAGGATTTCTCATCATTCCTAAAATTATCTCTATACTAATCAATGATGATTTTGTACTGCCACGACCTCCACGAAGCCAATAATGCGTGTACTCATGATTTTTTATCTGATGATGGAGCTTATAGAATACAGGAGCTATCAAATCACTCAAATTTGTTTGCATTTGTATTTACCTCCACATTTGAGATATTATCAATAATTTCTACTTTAACTGGCTCTTCATCAGTAGCCTTGGTAATTTCAGTTTTTAATTTCTCAATACGCAATTTTTGTTCTTCTGTAGCCAATTCACTATTGCACATTTCTTCATACTGTTTAATTAGGTTCATAAGCGTCCCCATAGCTCTAGATTGAGCCATTAAAAACGTTGCTTGCTTATCATATGCTTCTATGTATTGATAAGCAGTAGCTTCCGCACCGTCCATTGTTATTCGTTTGGTTACATCTTTATCATCTTTAACATACATGATTTTTTGTGAACGAATAATTGCTGCATATTTAAGGCAAATGTTTTCCCATAAAATATCTAATGGAGACATCATCTCAATAGTACCAACAAGCTCTAATGTTTCCGCTGGCAAGTATTTTGAAAATAAACCGTGCTTTATAGCATTGGTATTTTTCTCAGGTGCTCCACCTTTATTAATTCTAAGTTGTTTTGTTTCAGTACTTTTTTTTGAACCTTTTTCACGTTCCCATTTATACTTAGAAGCCCATTGCCTAATGGTCTTAGCAGGTATTTTATACTGCTCCAAAATCGCCTTAAAAGTAGAACCTTTTTCATACAAAATTTGAACCTTTTTCTTTATTTTTTCATCATATGCCAAATCACCTCACCACCTAAATTTTTGTACTAAAAAAGCCACTGTAAATTTAACAGTGGCTTTGATTTTTATATTTTAATTTTTTATATTTTTATTTGTCAAATCTTCTTGAACTGAATTTTTATCAACAACTTTACCATTGACAATAACCAAATTACTAACTACTAAACCTAATGGTATTTTCTCCATATCACATAATCCCAAATCTTTTCTTATCAATAGTATCAATTCTTCTGATTCAACCTTTTCTCCTTTTTGTATCTTAGCTACACATTCTATAACGTCTTTTGAAGCATATATTGTTAATCGACTTGCTTCAATACAAAATTTTTCATTTGCTTCTACTGCTTCTAAAGTATCGAATAATGCCGGGTAATAATTCATTTTATTTATATATGCTTCAACAAATTTATTATAATATTCTCTTTTATTTTGTAATAATTGTTGTTCTCTCTGATTTTTAGCTCCATTATTATAAGAATATGCAATTATAAGACCACAAATAGCCACGACTCCTGTTATTACTTTTGAAATATCTTCTAAATTAAAGTTCAAAAATATAACAATAAACAGCAAAGATAATATAATATTCTTTCCTAAATTTTCAAACATAGACTTTATTTTTTTCATATAATAAATCCACCTTAAATAAAAGATATTATCATTATACCATTAAAATAATTCTATGTTATAATTGATTTCATTTCTCTAAATAAATCTATCAACAAAAATAAAGTACTTATTATATTAATTTCTTCTGTATAAACCATAAAAATACATATAAGTTTTAAAATATATGGGGATATAATAATATTTATACAAAATCAACTTATAAAATAGTAAAACCGCTGGTATTTTTACCAACGGTTTATCTTTTTTGTTTACAATTATAATATACCATAAACCTAAAACCATTATCAACCATTATTAACCACGATCGACCACGATTAACCATTATTGACCACACTCTTTTTACTTAATGCTCTTTCTACAACTTCCAAAGCCCTAGGATGCATAGTTTGAACTATATAATTATATGAGTAGTTAAGCATACTATATATTTCATCAAAAGACTTAAAGTTCAAATATCTTAATATGAGCAAACGTCTAAGAATTTCATCTTCTGGCTTAAAACTCAAACTCAATATAAAATTACTTATCTCAAACTGTTTGCTTTGATACTCTTGTTTCATTGCTTCAATTTTTTCTTCTTGTTCTATTAGTTTTGCTACATATCCACTAACATCATTATTTATACCACTATGACCGATATTTTCTTTATAAGAAGTTGTCATCTTGCTTGGTGAGGCTTGTAATTGTTCTAAAATATAATTACATTGAATAATTTTTTCATTGGCTGTATAAGCTTGTTGTAGATATTCTTTAGCCTTATTAACTTTTATTCTGCTTATCTTTCTCATCAATCAATACCTCCATCTATATAAACACTAAAAGGATAGCTTTATTTTAGCTATCCTAATTAGTGGATTTATCCTATTAAAAATATTGTAGTTGCTATTAAGCACAATATAATACTTGTAATTTTGATTATAGGAATATTTCTTTTATAAAATTCTTGTTCTGTCTTTAATGGTATTCTTACCAACTTAGGTTCTTTATTATTCATATTGACCTTCTTTCATGACCTTTTTATCATTTGTCTCTCCATCACGAAAAACTACTTTTTCCATTTTTATACTAAAATGCTTCCATAAAAAATCATTACCACGTTTAAATACCTTCCTACAAATGGATTTAAAAAACTTTCTACGGTCCATTTTCTCAACAGCTTTTTTATATGTTGTATCTGCATATTGTCCATCATTTGTAAGAGGATTTATCCCTTCCTTTCTCATTCACTCACCAGCCTTTATATTTTTTACTACCTTTTTAGAAAATTCTTTTGCAAATCTATGTTTTAATGTACAGTTATTTTTATTACATGGTTTCTTATTAATCCAACACATATACCCTGTGTCGGCTTCATAATATCGTTCATCACATTGCATATTACTCACCTTCTATTTTCTCGGAAAACCTTATCAAAAGTGCAGCAGCCTGATATATTTCTTTTTGTATATTTTCCTTGCCACCTAGTTTGGTTTTTGTTTTGTTAGGTAAATATGTTTCATTAACGGCTTGAGCTATCTCCCCAACTTCTTCTTGAACAAGCCCGAGCCATTGATGAGGTGTTAGCTCGCTTTCATCGCCCCACTGTTTCTTCTGCTTTTTTACCTCACCCATAATCCTATTTTTTATTTCTGTTAATGTGTACATTGGTTGTGGTATAATCTCATAACCTTCACCAAACATAACAAGCATTAACCACATCACGCCTGCTACATTCCATTTTTCTTCTTTTTCAGAATAATATTCAGTTTCTGGTATTCCAATTTTTTTATCTTCTATTATTCTACATTTGACCATACCAATCTCATTATAAGTTTTAACCCAAAATGGTTTATTAAACTCTATTCCGTTTTCTTCCATAAATTGTTGTATTAACTGTTTATTTTTCATTTTATTATCTCCTATATCTTTAATCCCTATAAAAGCATTGAATAGCTAAATCTAAACCATTTTTTAAAGCTTTATCATTATTTATTTGTTCCATTGTGTATCCCAAGTCATTCAAAGTATCTTCTGTATCATAAGTGTATGCAAATTCATGACTCCAAAGCTCATAAATAAACATAGATTTTATAAATCCACTTCCGTCCTTATCTTGTTCTATAGCTTCTTGCTTTTCTTTTCTATGTCTTTGTGTCAGATTTTTTAATTCTTCCTTATCTTTCTTTTTTATAAATCCACCAAAGCCAATAGAACAAATGTCCTCTTTACTCAATCTATATTCTTTTAATTTCTTTTCAAATTCTTCTTTACTAGAAGTAAATATATAGAAAATTTTGTCTTTAGCAAACGTATCATATTCCTCTTGATGTTTATTTTTCATTTCTTCATAAGTCATAATTAATACCTCGTTCTTTTATCTTTCTATTAAATTGTTTTCTAAATTCTAGTAATATCCAATCAAATTCAAGCATTTCTTCTTCAGCAAATCTTTCTAAATTTCTAAGTACATAATCCGCTTCTATGCTTACTTTTTCTTCACATTCTTTTAAAAATATTTCTTCATCCATATCCATGACACTAAAATAAATTATTTTCTTCCTTAAGTTGTTTAATTATATATGGGTCTGTTTCCGTATCAATAGTTGTGCTAAGTGGTGTAATTATAACTATTACTCTAGGTTGTAAACTATTTACTTCTACAATCTTACTACCATCAAAATTTTTTATTATTCTATCGTCAGAAAGTACCCATTTTGTGTATAACGTTTTTTTATGGTTTATTGTTTTATATTCATCAGATATGATATCTGATGTTGATTGTAACAATCCTAATAAATCTGGATAATGAGCTTTACTTTCTAAGTAATATAGACAGCACATAGATACACCCATACTAAAATGTCTTAATTTTTCTTGTACTTTTAATACTTGTAACGCTTTTCTACAAGAACTTTCATACTTTCGATAAGCCTCACTTGGTAAAAGGACTGAACGTCCTTTTACCATAACTGGGCTATTCTTTTTTGTTACAGGATTTCCATATAAAACAAATGCAAAAGGTGTTTTATTCATTGGTATCTCCTATTAATTCTTTATAATCTCTACATTTACATAAAAATTTATTTTTATATTTATAATCTCTTGGTATAGGCAAATGATGTTGAATCCCTAAATTTTCTACTATTCCATGTGGAATATAACTATCTATAAAAAAACATCCATCATTACATGACCATGCAGGGCATTTAGTACATTCTGTTTCATTATTATTAAAGTCATCACATATTTTAGAAATACTAATATAGTAATTCATCATTGTTTCAAAATAATTTTTAGTAATAACATGAACATCATCATTAAATAGTATGTTTCCTATTTCTTCACAAGATATTTCTTCACCTGAATCATTAGTGAAATAAAGTTCTTCATCATCTTGTGAAATACTAAATTTTTTTAAATTATCTATATTAAATATTTCTTGTTTTTCTCCAAAATCAACATAAAATTCTTCTTCAAAATGAACTCCATTTTCTTGCATAAAAGTTTTAATTGCGTTTATATTTTTCATTTTGATACCCCTTATATAAATGTACATAATAATTTTTATACATAGCAGCTTGTACTTTACTTTTAAAGCAATTTCCTATCATCAAAACAGCATAATCAAATGTTGTTTCTTCCCATGTATCTTCAACGATATCTCCGTCTATGTCTATGCGATAATAAATATCATTTTGTACTGGTATCCAAGAGTTATATCGTCTTATATTCATTACTACATAATCAATAGGTATACCATCTGGAAAATCATCATGTGTTAATATATTATCTACTTTTACTTTAATTTGATTACCTGTATAAGTATTATCTCTATAATCAAATTCGGACAATACTAATATATCGCCAACTCTAAACATACGGTCATTTTTGCGAATTTCAAAATTTTTAATTCCGTTTATAATATCCTGGAAAAATTTTGGCTTTATTTTTAATTCATGTATCATTTTAAATGCTCCTAATTAAAGTCTAAATTTAATTGTTTAGCGTGATTCAACATAATTTCATCTACATTTGCTTTTTTAGCATTTCCTACTATTTGCTGATAATCTATAAAACTTTTAATTTTATTCAAATCTGGATAATACTGCATTAATTTTCCATAACTTAAAGTAGTTAGCTGGTTAAGTTCCATTATGAAATTAAATACAACTTTATTTGATTTCTTTGATTTTATAACATTATCTATACTATTACGTGGTTTTTTATATTTAGCTAAAATACTTGCCCTTGAACGTTCATAATTATACTTATATGCACAGTGTTCAGAACAATACTCTTTTTTTATATAATCAGTCCAAAACTCTCTATGACAATACTTACACTCTTTCCACATAATAAAACCAACCTTTCAAAAATTATTATTGATGTTATATTTATTTAATTATGTTTATAATAATCTTTTTTGAAGTTTATTCCTTTGTAAATTTTTAATATCTTAGCACTTCCAAAAAGAATATCTAGTACATTAAGTTTGCTCTCGTTTGTAGTAATCCAAACACCACCAACGAAACATTGTAATTCATAATATCCATCTATTCCTTTACATATTTTGCAAAATTCTGTTTTATCGTTATATTTAACTTTAAAAGCTCCATTATAAGGAAGTCCTATTCTATTCATACAACTCTGAATAGCTCTTTGTATTAAATCTTTATTACGCATTTTATCCTAAAACTCCACTCATAATTAAATCTGAAATATTTTCATCTTTAATTCTTTTATCTTTACAAGTAGCTATTAAAGCTTTTGCTTTTAAAAATATTTTAAGTTGTTCATCACGAAGAACAATTACAAATCTTTTTTTATTAGAATAACTTTCTATTTCACGTGATATATATTCTGATGATTTCTTTCCAAGAACTTTTTCAACTAGCGCATTAAAGTAAGGTTTTTCGTATGGCACAGAAGTTCCTTGCTGTAAATATCCAATACTACTATTTCTTTTTGTAGATACAAAAATTACTTCAGTCATTTTATTACTCCTTTAAGTCATTTATATTCATTACTTTTCTTTGGCTAGGTGAATTAAAAGCAATGTAATAATTTGTGGACTTTAAACGGTCAATCAGCCTACCAGAATAAGTATTTTCTAATTCTTGCTTATTAAAATTTGTTGTAATTATTATGGTTTTCTTACGATTATATCGTTCAGTTATTATGCTATGGACCTTTTGTAATACCCACGGAGCAGAAGTATCTTCTCCACCTAAATCATCTATTACTAACAAACTTGTATTTCTTAATCTGTTTTCAAATGTTACCCATTCATCGACATTTTTAGCTTTCATTGAATATAGATTGTCCATTAATGAACTCATTGGGATAAATAAACCGTATCCACCACGATTTATATATTCTTTTAAAACACATACTGCTAACGTAGTTTTTAAAGTACCATAACAACCAGCTAATATAAGACCTACACCATTATTTACATACTCATCTATTTTTTTCGTATAGGTATAGATTAATTTTGCATTTTCTCTAATATCTCCATCTATTTTCAATGTATTAAAAGATACATCTGCATATCGTTCATGTATTCCTGCATTAATTAATTGCTTTTCATTAATCCCAACCACTTTTTTCGTTGGCGAATTTTCTTCTTGCCTCTTCGGTTGTTTCTGTTTTATTCGTTGAATATACTCTTTTACGTCCAACTGTTTTTCCTTGTCGAACCATTGTGGCTGCTTTTTTTTCGTTGCTAGTATCATTTTTAAAGCCTTCTTTCTCCCACCGCATTAATATTTTTCCAATATAATTAACTGACCGCCCATTACATAGTGCAGCTTCTTTTATTGCCTCAAGAACCCAGTTTTTACCATAACTGTCAAGATAATCAGCTAGTTTATTGCCTTCAACTTCACCGTTAATTGGATGAATATTGTTCGAGAATAAGTCAACTATCTCCTTAAAATCATCATCTAAAAATCTTTGAAGTTTTTCTTTAGCAGCAGCTATATTATTAGTAGTATTATATTTAGTATTTATAATATTATTATTGTGTAAACTTTCTTTACATGTCTTATCAACTTTCTTTACATGCTCTTGTAAACTTTCTTTACATGTCTTATCAACTTTCTTTACATGCTCTTGTAAACTTTCTTTACATGTCTTATCAAAAATATTTTCATTAATTTTATAGACATTCGGTTTCTTTTTTCGTGAATTATCTTCAATTTTTATTATGAATTTTTTATTGAGCAAGCTATTTAAACAATCAATGATACTTTGTCTACTTGAGTTAGTCCATTCACAAAGATAAGCAGTGCTAGCATTAAATACGCCATTTCCGTTATCATTGCGGGAAAAGCTGTAGATGACAGCGTATATCAGTAGTTCATTTCCTTTTAATTTTAGTTTTGTAGTCATCCAGCCATAAATCTGTATATTGTTGTCATCTTTTAGCCTTCCCATTTATTACACCTCACTTTAATTAGGCAATGTTTCCGCTGTTAAACTACTTATATCTATAACTTCTGCCCTAACAGGAACAGTAGGTTTTTTATCTTTAGATTTTTGTTTTGCTGTTTCTTTAGGTTTAGGCTCTTCTTTTGTTTGTTCCACGACATTTCCTTCAGCATCAAATAGTGCCATCTGCGCTCTTTTACCTTTCAAATAATCAAGCGTAGCATAAATTAAATCGTCTAATTTCTTACTGCCTTCTTCGCTAAGACATTTATCACCACTATATTCATCAGAAGGGTTCATTCTTTTTGGAGTGTTAATTATTATTGGATTATCATCTTCACCAGTATAGAATTTTAGATGTATGCTACAGCCAATAGTATCATCTTTGGCATGATAAATAGTAACACCATAACATTCAACTTTTTTAGAAATCTCTTTTTCCGTTTCAGGTGTTAAACCCATCATAGCCAATGCCGTTTTTTTTAAACCTGTAATAGCTGTATAAAATTCTGGAGTTGCTTTTTGTTTAAAATCTCGTTTTACACTATCTCCATTGTCTGTAAAATCCATTCTGATTTTATCTTTGATAATCTTTACACTATTAATACAATAACGTTCTTCTGTAGACATTATTTATACATCCTCTCTAAAAATCTTATAAAAAAAATTACTGCGAGTTGAAGGTTTAGGAACACATTCCCATGTGTTCGTTGGCATAATATAATTACCAGTTTTTATTACATTTTCATCTGCTATATATACAGGAATACCTGTAATAGCTTCTATTTCTTGTCTAAATTCGTCTGCGTCTGAATTTTGTTTAGATAAATGCAATAAATAGATTTCTTTTAAACAAGTTAAATCATTTTTACTAAGCCATGTTTTTAAATTTTCCAAAGAAAAATGGCTTTTTACTAATCTGTTATACCTATTTTTATCTATCTGCCCATTTTTAAGCTTTTCGTCTAAGATTTTGTAGCTATGATTACATTCAATCATCAACTGTGAAATCTTATTTACACTGAACTCAATATTATAAGTATCAGTAGCAAACATTAAAATATCTTTATCATCTCTTAAAATAAATCCTACCGGCTCGCATGCGTCATGGTTAGTTTTAAATGGCATTATAGTTATATCACCAATAATAAATACCTTTTCGCTTTTAATAAAATGCACGTATGGGCTTTTATCCACTCCACATGAAATTGCTGTACCTTTGCTAGTATAAATATCGATACCCAACCTTAAAAACTCGCTTATTGACTTACTATGGTCTTTATGCTCATGCGTCAATAAAATAGCTTCTACGTTATAAATTGTAGTTCCTAAGCAATGTCTTATGTCTTTCATTGGTAGACCACACTCTATTAAAAGTGTGGTCTTATTACTTTCTATCTTGTATAGATTTCCAGCACTTCCACTGGCATAACAAGAAATAAACATTATACTTCACTCCTAAAAATTAGAATGGTGGTTGTTCGTCATCATCTTCTTGTTCATCAAAGGCAGGTTGTTCGATTTTAACTTTTTTAGGTTCTTCTTTTTTTACAGATTTAGTTTGTACTGTTTCTTTTGGCTTAGTTTCAATTTTATTTATTTTTTCTAATACCTCTGATTTTGGTTCTTGTTTTGGCATTTCTAATGTCTTAGACGCCATTTTTTCTTTTATTTCCTGTACCGGTTTTGCTTCTTCTGTAATATCTTTTTCGTGTGTATCATAAATTTCTTCTTGTGTTTGTAATCCCATACTTAACTCTGGAGCAGTAGTACGAATAAGCCATGCAGCAGCTCTATATCTAAGCATTAAATCTGGTATTGTCTGCCATTTACTACCTTTTTTAGCAAACCAGCCTTCTGCTTTTGCTAAGCCAATAGTAACAAGTGGACCTTCAATTTTATCACCAGTTGCAATTTCGGTTGTATAAGCAATACAACCGTAGTCATCTGTGTTTTTATCTCCTACATATTTATATTTTATGCTTGTATATTTTCCACATTGATTGAATACAGAAATAAGAAATTTACTACTCCAAGATGGATTGCCATATACTACATATAAATTCTGCATTACCATAAGCGGGTCGGCTTTTAATCTTTGAGCCATGTTAATAGCTATAGCACAATTACCTACATTTTTTCTAAAACTTTCTGGAATTAATGTTGTTTCGGAAAACATTTTTGCCATATTCCAAAGAAGCTGGTAGCTATCCTTGGAAGTAAATCCAGGCATTGTATTTTGTTCTTTTAGCATTATTGTGTTTGTCATTTTGAATATCTCCTTTTAAAATCTTTTTAGTATTGGTTCTTTAATTCTCAAAAAATCATGATGAGCAACAATAAGATTAAACATTTGGCTATTATTAGTTTTTAATATCTCACTTACACACTCCGCATTATCTATCCACATTGGGACATCTAATTTATAATACTGTGCTAAAGTATTACAAATATCTAAACCAATAATGATTTTTTCTCCATTTGACATACTCTTACCATATGTTGAACCTTGTTTAGTCATGGCTTCACAAGTATCGTCTATAAGACCGTTTACTTGTTGACTAAACAACTTAAATCTAGTTATTTTAAACTTGCTATTAATTTTATCTGTGAGCATATTTACTTTATTTTTAGTGAATATTTGGGCGAGGTTTAATTTAAATTCTAAATTATTAAATTCTTCACCTAATCGTTTTTGTTCTGCTTTTAAATCATCAATACGATTTTTAAACACAGATAATTGTTTTATTTTAGCTAATTTCTCTGCTCTTATATCAATATCTAAATCAATCTGTTCAAGCTCCGATTGATATTGTTTTAAAGAATTAGCACAATTATCTTGAACAGAAATTAATTCTTTTTTTAGATTTACTTTTTCTCGATATAGATTTCGATATTCCTCATCTTCGGAATAACCATATCCTGCCTCAGTAATATTCTTTTGTTTATCTATAATTTGTAAATCTAATTCCTGGATATTTTTATTTAGATTGTCGATGTTTTCTCCTAGTGTGGCTATTGTATTTTCATTATCTTGTAATTTATGTTCTAATTCTTGTTTCTTATGAGCTAAATTTGTACCTGCTTCTGTACAAGCTTTTAAATTATCAGCTTTAGTTTTATTAAATTTTTCTATTGCTTCATTTATTTTCTCTTGCGGTAATGCTTGCCCACAAGTAGGACAAATATTATCACCACTAAAAATCTTCTTTTTTTCCACTTTCCAAGCGTTTCGACAATCCTCTATTTGTTGTGAAATACTTGCTATTTTATTATTAAGTATTTCACGCTCATTTTTTTCATTTTCTAGATTTTGTTTTTCCTTCTGTAGTTCTATTTCTTTGGCAGATTTTTGTTTTTGTAATTCTAATACATCAGCATTGTTAGTTGCGTCATAGTGCTGTTTTATTTGTTCAATTTTTGTATCAATTTTAGCAATTTGTCTTTCAATGTGGGCTACTGCGTACCCACCTTTGATTGTAGTTAATTTATTTTCAAGAGTATTTTTCTTTTTGCGGAAATCCTTCAATTCTATCTCAATAACTTCTTCGTTAATCTCTTCATTGGCGTCGTCCAGCATTTTTTGATTCTCGTCAATTCGTGTTGGAATTTTATTTAATTGGCTATTTAATTTAGTCTTACGCTGGGTAATTAATGTTATAAAATCATTGACATTTTTACCTTCTAACATAGACGGTAAATCTTTTAATCGCTCATCTGAATTTATTACATCCATATCTGTAATATCGCCACAAACTTCAAGTAGCAATTCACGTTGCTTTTTCCATGGCATATTACAAAAATAAGTGGCACTAGATAACATTTTTAAAACTTCAATAGAACCGATATGTTGTTCAATGTAAGCATTGTAATCTTTCTGACTTCTTGCCACATCATCAACAAAATAAGATGTAGTATGTCCGTCGAACTCTGCTACAGGCTTACCATGATTTTTAGTCCATTTTTCTTGGTATATCTTAGATAGTGTTACCTGTGTACCATTATCTAGTTCTAAAGTAGCAGCTACTTTATGTTCTATACCATTATCCAATTGAGGATTGCCTGTATTATCTTTTAATTTAATATCGTCATCGATTTTTTTATCTGTACTAGATTTACCTACTAGCACCCAAAAATAAGCGTCTACTAATGTAGTTTTACAGATCGGAAGAGCGTCGTGTAGGGAAAGAGTGTAGATCTCGGTGGTCGCCGTATCATTAAA